ATGCATGGGAGGTGCTTCTTGATCTATGAGAGTTAGTTATTGTATACCTACACATGACCATGCGAAGTGTGAGCAATATATGTTTGACATATTGTACCCACTATCACAACAGACTACAAAAGATTTTGAGTTGTGTATATCACATCAAGGTAATGAGAATAGAATACTTAGAGCATTGAATGACTACTGGGATATACTAAACATCACATATGAAAGAGCACCAGAGGGTAATATCTCTGTCAATACAAACAACGCTATGAGGATGGCAGAGGGAGATATAATAAAAATATTATATTCAGATGATTTTATTCTTACTACAAATCTCACTGAAGAACTTGACAAAGCATTCACACCAGATGTAACATGGGCAGTGACAGGTTTTGCACACACCATTGATGATGGTCACACACATTACAACCCAAAGTTACCAGTTTACAACGAAAGATTATTGGAGGGTGTCAACACTCTTAGTTCTCCTTCAATTCTTGCTCTTAGGAATGGTCTTGGAGAATATTTTGATGACAAGTTGGTTATGTTGATGGACTGTGACATGTACTATAGATTGTATACAATGCTTGGAAATCCTGTGGTGCTAGAGGACATACATATATCAAACAGAGAACATAGGAACCAAACACAAAGGTCAAATGAACACCTCATACCAGAGGAGATTGAATACTTGAAGAAGAAACATTTATTATGACTATAGGATTCAACCACTTAGGAAGACACGGTAGATTAGGTAATCAAATGTTCCAGTATGCTGGACTAAGAGGCATCGCTGCTCACCGTGGATTTGATTTCATGATACCAGAGAGTGAGTTCAAAGATGAATGGAATGATCATCAGTTATTTGAAGCATTCAAACTAAAAGGTCTTACTAACATAGGTGTATGTCCAGGTCCTTATGTACAAGAAGCACACTTCCACTTTGACCAAAACTTATACGATAATATGCCAGATGGACACAATGTCTATGCATATTTGCAGAGCACAAAATATTTTGATATTATAGAGAAAGAAATACGAGAGGACTTCGAGTTCAAGAATCAGATCAAAGCACCATGTGATGAGATGATGGAGACTGTACAAGATCCAATCGCACTACACGTACGACGTGGTGATTACATACAAAATTGTGACAACCATCCACCCTGCCCCAAAGAATATTATGATACTGCATTGTCAAAGTTTGATAAGCATCGCACAGTGGTTATTTTTTCTGATGATCCTCAATGGTGTAGCACTGAGTTCCCTGATGACAGGTTCCTTATCTCAGAAGGTGGAGACAATCTTGCAGATTTGTGCATGATGTCAATGTGTTCTGATTTTATTATTGCCAACTCATCGTTCTCATGGTGGGGATCATGGTTGTGTAAGAACCCTGATAAAAGAATCATTGCTCCAAAGAAATGGTTTGGAACAGGGTATACTAAAAATCATGATACATCTGATCTATACTGTGACAATTGGGAGGTATTATGATTGAAGGACAAGAGGTAAAAAGATTTGATCTTCTCAAGTGTACGTTCATCATACCTTTGAGAATTGAAACTGCTGATCGCATGAGAAATATCATAACCACATTGATATATCTCACACGCAATTTTGCATGTAGAATTATTGTCAAAGAGGTAGATAAAGAGTCAGTATATCTACGTGAAGTAAAACCATTACTAGAGCAAGCACTTGAACCAGAAATGCTTGCAAGCATACATCATATTTTTGAGGAGAGTGATGACTTCACATTTCATAGAACAAAAATATTGAATGACATGTTGTGGATGGTGGAAACACCAGTGGTTGCTAATTATGATAGTGATATTTTATTACCTTTGGATTCATACATCAATGCAACTAATATGATTCTAAAAGGATGGGTACATCCTGATGCAGAGGGTGGTCAACCTGTAAAGTGTGTGTATCCATATGGTCTAGGTGAGTATCAATATCAATGCCACATTGCTGATGAACATGCAACTGCCTTTATCAATAGTGGATTCAATTTTGAAGCATTCAATGGACGTTTGAGAAAGTGGGATGCCAAGTATGGATTCTGTCAGTTTTTTGATACCAAAGAGTATAAAAGATTAGGTGGTGAGAATGAAAACTTTATAGCATACGGATACGAAGATGATGAAAGACATATGAGATTCAATCTATTATCAAGTGTTGCAAGGTTGACTGATAATGTATTCCATCTTGAACATGGCAGAACAAAGAACTCATGGTTCAACAATCCACACTGTGAAGACAATAAAAAATTGTGGGAACTACTAAAGGTAAAGGGTAAGAAATCTCTGCTAAAATATTATGAGGAGGTAGATTATATCAAGAGAAGAAATGGATAGGAACAAAGCAGTATTCAAATTAGCACACTTCCCTCCTGTCTTATGGATAAATCTTGACAGATTTCCTGAGAGAAAGAAATATATGGAGGAACAGTTTGACTATTGGGAGATCAAAGATCACCATAGAATCTCTGGTATTGATGGTGCTGAGTATGAATCTTATCTCAAGGGGACGGTGCCACCTAGTATGAATGATGGTGAGTTAGCATGTGTCATGTCACACCTATCTGCACTCAAATATTTTGTAGAAGAAACAGACCATGATGAGATTTTTATCATGGAAGATGATGTTGATCTATCACTAGCAAGGCATTGGAATTTTACTTGGAAAGATGTAAGACGTAGAGTCCCAGTAGCATTTGATTGTCTACAGTTGACTATTATAAATCCTAATGGTATAACTTTAAAGTTACACCACAGATTTATCAATGACTTTTCTGCTGCTTGCTACCTTATTACTCGTCATCATGCAACTAAACTTCTCAAACTTCACAGCAGGGGATCGCAGTGGAAAATCGACCAAAACATCAGACCAAGAGCAGTCTCCGAAGACTTGATACTTGACAGTGGTAAATCATATGCCACACCACTATTCAATTACAGATTAGATATGGGTTCTGCCATACATGAAGAACATATAGAAATCTTTCATAAGAATAGTAACCATGCACTCACTGATTTTTGGAGAGAGCAGGGTGCTGATGTGAAAATACAAGAAGTCATGCAACTAGATGAATACTGTGGTAGAATACCACCACAGGTGTACATAAACCAAGGCAAACAGGAGTCTGAAAATGTCAATTGAAAGAGCGAAATACGATCAAGGTCGTACTAAAGTTGTCATACAAGGTGAAAAACAACCTGATTTTACAGGCATGGTTGACCATGGTGCCATAGGTGTCTTTGATAATTTTGTCAAGTGGGATTTTTGTGATGCTATAATAGATTCATTTGAGTTTTGGTATAGTAAGAAACATATAGAAGAAGTCAAAGTCACAGAGGTGGCAGGTAAAGAACTCACACTCTCACCTACAAGTGATGGCAGCAAACAGTTTGGAAAGAAAGGTGACTTAGGTAGAAAAGATCAACAATTATATCTTGAGATTTGTGATCCTTCTCTTGCGATGGAGGTCAATCGGGCAGTGGGTGGAGCGTTTGAAATCTACGCAAATAAATGGAAAGGTATTTTAGATTCATCAGACCCTGTTTCTTCTTGGACATGCAAGGTACAGAAGACAAACTCTGGTGGTGGGTATCACATATGGCATTCAGAGAATGGTGCTTTCTTATACCGTGATAGAGTTTTGACATGGATGATATATTTAAATGATGTGCCCGTTGAGTGTGGTGGTGCTACTGATTTCTTTCATCAAGAGATATCATTCCAACCAAAGAAAGGAACTATAGTATTATGGCCTGCAGCATTTACTCATGTACATAGAGGTGCATTTCTTACAGGTAGTACATCAAAATACATAGCGACTGGATGGTTTTCTCGTGAACCAGGTGATGTAACAAATAGAAAATTAGGAGAGTTGTCGGGTCAACTACAACCAAAAAATCAATTGAATGGATGATATTTTATACCTCAATTACAAATGGGTATGATAAACTATCTGCACCACCTAAATCAGATGTAAAATTTATATGTTTCTATGATGGTGACAAACCAGACACAGATGGGTGGGAGTATATAAAGATTGAGATTGATGAAGAGTGTCCAGTAAGAAAATCATATCATCCTAAACATTGTCCACACTTATACTTTCATCCTGACACAGTTACTGTTTGGATAGATGCTTCATATGTTATAACAAAAGAACTGATAGAGTTTTCTAAAGTTATTTTTGAAGAGCATGACTTTGTTCTCCAAAGACACCCCGACAAGAGAACTCTCATCAAAGAGTTTGAGAAACTATATTACCATGGGTTCTCAACTAAAGAAGAAATATTTGATATGTGTAAACGTATCAAGGATATAAAATTTCCAGTCAAGTTCTATGATCAAACAATCAACTGTGTAATATGGAGGAGATTGACACCTCAAGTTACAGAGTGGTGTAAGGTCTGGAGAGAATGGTACGACAGTGGTGTAAACAGAGATCAAGTTTCAAGTTCTATTGCAGAGTTCTTGGTTGTCAAGGCACATAGAGTAGACCTTGCCATCGACATGACTAAGAGCACCAGAGTAAAATCATATGGTGAATCGTATAAGTTACATGAACCCAAAGGTGATATAGTTGATACCATACGTAAGATATTACCTGTAGAAAAGAGGACATTCAATACTAATACATTCACAGATGTAGGTGACATAATAGTATACACATGCATCACAAATGGATATGATAATCTGGTGTCAGACTACTACCATCCTAGTGTAAGGTATGTTTGTTTTCATGATGGTACGATAGACACATCTATAACACCATGGGAGTATATAAAATTAGATGTTGATATTGATTGCCCAAGACGATTATCATTTTATCCCAAAGCGAATCCACATCTATTTTTTCCCAGTGGATCAAAAACAATATGGATTGATGCATGTTATAAACACACATCTATGTTCCTAAGAAATAGTAGAACTTGTTTCCCATTTACTATACTAAGACACCCATCAAGATTCACATACTACGATGAAATATTAGAGGGATTCATGTGTGCATTCTTTTCTTTTGATGATGCGATAACTTTGACACAGAGGTTGAAAGATGCAGGGTATGATTTCAAAAAATATAGTAGTCCACTTGGCACTATAATGTGGAGAACTATATCACCAGAGATCAATAAGTTCAATGAGTCATGGTACAAGTGGTCACTTATAGGATGTAATAGAGATCAAATTGCACTTGATATGGCACTGAAGGAATCAGATGTGATACCATCAATCATTGAGAATAGAGAACAAGCAGGTATACCTTTGGGTTATCATAATAAGTTTGGTAGAATAGGTAAACATCCACAGAGAGGGGATCTAAAACAGTACCAGAGAAAGGATGAATTACTACAAGAGTTGAAAAAAATTACAGGTCTACACCCCAAACTATATACAAAGTATGATCATGAATTTATGATGACCAAGAGTGGAGTCTTATGATTTACTATACTATAAACACGAACAATTATATAAAGGATCTTCAAGCACCATCATGGGTGCAGGTTATCACAGATGTAGAAGATCTAGGTGATCCAATTAGGAGTAGTAGAAAAGATAAAATATTATGTCCTTTCGACGGACCTAGTGTATACATTGATGCATCTAAAGTTCACTTACTCAATGATGATTTCAAGAAGTTGAGTGAAGAGATAATAGGTAGAGGTGGGTTCACATATATGGAACAT